CCGTGAAGCATTTCCCAAGAGTTACACAGCGCCACAGCCAGCGCAGGACCCTGTGGCGCAGTGGCAGAAAAAGCACGCAACAGAGACGGAAGGCAAGTGGGAAAACACCGACGAATTTGATGCGAAGTGGTGGCGTGACAACTCAAAGGGATGGGAGATACGTGCGCTGTACACCACCCCACCAAAGCGCCCGTGGGTAGGGCTGACAAATGAGGATAGAAAAGCAGTATTGCTTACAGCGTACAAAGAATGGGAATGCGAAGAGTTATTGCTTTGCGCTAGAGAAGATTACTTGTTGATTGAGCAAGCCCTGAAGGAGAAAAACACATGACCGCCGCACTTGACCGAGCAGTGGCAAATGCAATGGGTCTTAAAAGCGTACACAACTGTGAAAAATGGGGAAAAGAAAGCATGAACGTACTGCAATACCTGAACAACCTGCGGCCAGCCATACCCATGTCTGCGGAGCGTCCTTGCACCGTCATGAGCAACGGCGAACTGCGCAGGCACATGCTGCAAGGCGCGGTGCTGATCAACGGCGAGACGGTGACCCCAGACGAGCCGATGGACTTCCCTGTCTTCTCGTTGGTGTTCTTCCCGAAATCAAAGAACCGCAGGACCACAATCGTATGATCTGCCCCACCTGCAACGCGTGGACCCGCACGCTGGAGACGCGGGAGAAGCCCGGCAACATCACCTACCGCCGGTACGAGTGCGCCAACCTGCACCGCTTTTCCACCGTGGAGGCCGTTGCGCAGTTAATTCGCGGCCCTAAACCGAAAGTAAAACAATGAGCACAGAACTGAAATCAGGGATAGAGCAGGCCGTGGCGGCCGCAGGGTCGCAGGCCAAGCTGGCCGACATGCTGGGCTGCACGCAGCAGAACGTGTCGTTCTGGGTGAGGCAGGGCTACGTGCCCGTGGAACGCATCCGGGAGATCGAGCAGGCCACCGGCGTGCACCGGTCTATACTGATCGACCCTGCGTTGATAGACCTGCTGTCACCAGCGGACCTATAATCGTTTCGGAACACGGCTAGGTGCGAAGTCATGAGCGCACCGAAAAGCGAACTACCCACGCAGCCGTTGTTCACTTTTTATTTGGGTACGTTTGGGTATAAAAATGACACAGACAACGCCAGACCTGCCACCAATCGGGCAGGTATTCAAGCCGCAGCACATCCCGCAGCAGCTCAAGAACATGCGACGCTGGGCACCATGGAAGGCCGTGTGGAACGAGACCCGGCAGAAGTACGACAAGATCCCCTACCACCCCGACCATTACGGCCTGAGCACCAAGGACGTCAAGCGCTGGGTTGACTTCGACACCGCCAACAGCTCCCAGCGGCTCAACCCCGGCAAGTACAAGGGCGTGGGCTTCGTGCTCACCGACATCACCAACGTGGTGGGCATCGATCTCGACAACTGCGTGGCCGACGGCAAGATTGCCGAGTGGGCTCAGGAGATCATCGCCGCCGTGGGCAGCTACACCGAGTTCAGTCCCAGCCGCAAGGGCATCCGCATACTGGCCACCGGCACCTTCCACAGCGACTGGAACAACCACGACGTGGGCATCGAGGTTTACGCGGGCCATGCGCCCCGCTTCCTGACCATCACCGGCGACGCATTTTTTGGCAGGCCCGCGCTCATGCGTGAGGCCCCGGCGGAGGTCCTGAGCGCCCTGCACAGCCGCTACGGGCGCGGGCGGGCCACCGCCAACGTGATCCCCATACAGATGCCCGAGCTGGTCCCTTACGTCCTGCTGCCCGACGTGGAGGACATGGACATACCCGAGGCCACCAAGGACGTCCTGCTGCACGGCCCGGACGAGACCGACGACCGGTCGCTGGCCCTGCACCGCACCGGTGTGCAGCTCTACAGCGCGGGCTACAGCGACGCCCAAGTCCTGTCCATACTGGCCAACAGCCAGCCCCTGTTCGACGTGGCCCTGTCCCACCGACGCATGGACGACGAGCGCGCCTTGCAGTACCTGTGGGTCGAGCACTGCCAGAAGGCCAAGCCCAAGGCCGTCACCAAGGACTCGGTGATGGCCGACTTCCAAGACCTGAGCAGCGACCCGGAGGTGGCCGCCCAGACAAAAAAGTCCGAGGAGGCTAGGGCCAAGGCCGAGGACCGGTTCAGGCTGGAGACTGCGGCCGAGTTCGCCCAGCGCCGCAAGGCGTCGTGGATCGTCAAGGGCGTGGTGCCCATGGCCACGCTGGGCGTCATCTACGGCGCGTCGGGCTCGGGCAAGTCGTTCTGGCTGTTCGACCTGATGGCCGCCGTGGCCCGCGCGCAGGCCGTGAAGGACACCGCCAACGCCGTGCAGGCCCTGTGGCGTGGCAAGAAGATAAACCCCGCCCGCGTGTGCTGGATCGCCGCTGAGGGCGTGGAGGACATGCGCAAGCGCGTCATGGGCTACTGCACCCACCAAGGCATACCGCTGGCCGACCTGCCCATGGAGTTCATTGGCGAGGCCCCGAACTTCATGGAGGTCGTGGACGTCAAGGCCGTGATCAAGCAGATACGCGCCCGGGGCAAGTTCGAGGTCATCGTGATCGACACGCTGGCCCAAGTGATGGCGGGCGGCAACGAGAACAGCGGCGAGGACATGGGTCAGGTGCTGGCCTACTGCCGCGAGATCACCCGGCTCACGGGCGCGATGGTCGTGCTGGTCCACCACAGCGGCAAGGACGAATCCCGGGGAGCCCGGGGATGGTCGGGATTGCGGGCGGCGGCCGACTTCGAGATGGAGATCATCCGCTCGGACAACGACCGCGTGGCCACGGTCACCAAGATGAAGGGCGGCGAAGACGGCGGCGAGTACGGCTTCAGGCTGGAGACCGTAACGGTCGGCAAGGACGACGACGGCGACATGGAGACGACCTGCGTGGTGGTCTACACCGACAGCAGCCGGGCCTCCGTGGCCGTCACCAAGGGCCCAAGCGGGGCGCGGCACAAGCTGATCCTCAAGGAGGCCACGCGGCTCATTGAGCTGGCCGGGTCCGGCGTGACCTTCAGCGAGGTGGTCGAGGTGGTCTGGCCACAGTACCCACGGGGCGACGAGAACAAGCGCGACCAGCGAAAAACCAACGTCGGACGCGACCTGCGGGACGTTATTGCCGCCGGGCATTTGGCCCAAAATGACGCCGGTGTGGTCCGCCTGCCGGTCGTTGGTGGCTTGTAATATTTTGCGTACATGCAAAAAATTGCTTGCTTCAATGCTTCAAGATTGCTTCAAAATCCTTCAGAAGCATGGCAGATTGCTTCATTCGCTTCAAACCCCTTTAGGGGTTGAAGCATGAAGCAGAAGCCTGAAGCCAATTTCGTAATTATTTACAAAAACTATGGTGGTGGGATTTACAATAGAAATATTTTACAAATAAACGCTTGTAACATCCAAAAAGCGGGTACACTTCAGGCATCGCAACAACGCGATGACACACAAACACACAGGAGTTAAAAATGGCAAAAGCAGCAAAGTTGGTGGTGGAGTTGAACGAAGGCAGCGTGGACCGTCTGGGCATGTTGCTGGCACAGATCGCTGACCTGACCAAGGAAGCCGACGCGATCAAGGACGCGATCAAGCTGGCCGGTGAGTCCATGGAGGGCTCGTTCTTCAAGGCCACGCTGACCAAAGACGTCGACAAGAAAATCTTCGACAAGGAATTCTTCGTCCAGCAGCACGGTGAGGTCGCGTACGACGCCTACACCAAGAACATCCAAATCACTTCCGTCAAAGTCACTTCCCGCTAAACCCCTCGCCCCTTCGGGGGCATCTTTTGAAAGACCTCATCATGATCCGTTTCGCATCCTCTTCCGCTCAGACCACCTTCCGCTCCACGAGCCCCCTGAGCAACGACCAGATCGCTTACCACGCGCCCAGCGTGATGGCCAGCGAGGCCCACCACTCCCGTGGTGAGCGCTACGCTTTCATCCCGACGATCCAAGTGATCGACGGCCTGCGGGCCGAGGGCTTCGAGCCCTACGAGATTCGCCAGACCAAGACCCGCAGCGCTGACAAGCGT